CTATTTGATTTTAATGAAAACTTTAAATCTAAAGATATAGTATTGTTATCTATATCATTTTCATCGTAATCAAATATTATTTCATCTATATTCAAATACGGCAACCACATTTCAACTGCATCCAATATAGATGCTTCTATTCTTTGTTCAATTTGTCCATCGATAATTGGTTCAAATAAAATTCTCCAAATATCACATCCAAATTCAGGTTGCATTAATCTTTCACCCTTTCTTGTTAAGATTAAATTAACCAAACTATCTTTAGCTTGATTTAATGTAGTATAATTAACAGCAAACGCACCTCCGGATGATGATGTTTTATTAATACCTATTCCAAGTATTTTATAATCATTTTCCGTTAAATCCGCTACATTAACTTTACCAAGCTCTATTGCCATTATTAAAATCTTTTAACTAATTCCGAATAATCTCTTGTCAATGCTTTTGTTAACGCATCCAATCCAGCATTATCTGTCATAGGTATTTGATGGTCAGGCATCATATCAGTTGAATAATTCATTGTTTCCCAATCTTCCTCCATTGTTCTTTGGGGTTGGATTGCATCTAATATACTTCCACCACCAACTCCAGGCATTGAACCTTCCGCTCTATGAGCAGCTGTGAATGGTTGTGTTGCATTTAAAATTTCGTTTATCATTGGGTCTTTTGAAAATTCCCTTTGAGGTGCTTGTCTTTGTTGAACTTGTTGCACAGGTTGTTGTTTTCTAACTTGTGTAGTTGGAACTTCTGTCAATTCTCTTAATGATGGTGTAGAAGTTTTCTTTTGTGAGTTCAATGTAACCGCACCAGATTTGATAAGTTTAGCAAGTTCTTCTTTAACTTGATTCTTAACTTCATTTTTTACAACTTCTTTGATTAAAGTTACTAAAATTTCTGATTTCATAAAAATATATGTTCTGTTTGTTAATAAATATTGAAACTTAAAATTTACCCAATTATACTATATGAACTCCATTGTAATATCGCTGGAGCAGGTGGAGCAGGTGGTGGGTATTGTGCCATTACTGACATTGTTCCACTCGTTCCTAATAGATGTAGTTTTGCTACATTTACAAATGGACCTATCATTATATTGGTTGGTTCTGAAAATTCCAATGTTGGTGGAATAAACCATATGTTTGGTATATCAGGTATCAATCCATTTATAGCATCGTATGCCATAGCTTCTATTTCTTCTTTTGTTGGTATTTTGCTTTCTACTTCTTTTTTAATTTCTTCTTTTGTTGGTATTTTAGGTATGGATACACCTGGCAAATCTATCTTAGGTATAGCACCATTTATTGTATCCTTTACAAATTCTTTAACTTCTTTTTGAGTAGGTTTTGGGTTTGGTATTGATTCTGCTAAAGCAACTGCGGTTTGAATAGCGGCATATACAGGTTGTAGTATTGTTTCCTCAATTGGTTTAATCAATTGTTCCGTAATTATTTTAATTGCCTGTTCTAATGCTTTCTTTTTAGCTTGTTCTATTAATTCTTTCTTTTTAGGTAGTTCGGGAAATGGAAACTTAATAGATGGTTTAAATTGAGAACCAATTGATGGTTTTTTCTTTTTAGCTTCTTTCAATTTAGCAACGATTTCCTTACCTGCTAAAATAGCCGGATGATTCTTTATTTCCGGAGCTAGTTCCTCTTTATTTTGAATCTTTTGAATAGTTTCGTAAACATTTACCGTCAAAGAGGGAGCTGGTGGAGGTAATGTGATTTGTATTGTTTTACTTTTAAGCTCATCTTCTAATGCTTTAAGAGCTTCCACTTCAGCTTTATGTTTTGCAGTTGAAATAGCTAATGATATTGGACTAGGCCCTAAATTCATAATTGTTCCAGGTGCAGGTGGAGTCATTTGCCATCCCAATGGTTTTAATAATGGATTTGGTATCGGTGCCATCTCAGCTCCTAACCAATATGCATCAAATGCTGATGGGTAGATTTCTTGTAGTATATTAAAGTTTTCACCATCCGAATCAGTTCCTTTTTTTAATGCTCTTTTTATTACATCTGCCATTCCTTTTACATTGCCATTTATAATAGGAACACCATATATCATATCACCACCTCGTTTGATACACTGGTCATATTCGTTTGCGTAAAAATCGGCAAAAGAATCCGGGTCTTTTGAAAATTGACCAGAAATCATTGATTTTAAAACATTAACTTTGAATATAGTCCAAGACATTATGACTTACTTAAATAATTTCTTGCAGAAAGAATTGTGTTCAATCTACCTTTGATAGCATCAAATTCAGCTCTATTAACTGGTCCAGCTGGTGTAGGTCCTACTGGCGTTGCATATATTTGTTTATTTATAGCGGATATTAAATCTTGTAATATTTTTACCAACTCACCACCCAATACCATCTCCTACACCTGTATCTTTACCTAAATAAATTTTACCACCGCTATCTGAATTAAGGAATATCTTATTATTTCCTTTTGAATGTAGTGTTATGGCTTTATCGGTATGTAGGTAAATATCTTTTGCCGAATCAACTGTAAATCTACCATCGGTTATGATGCCCGTATTCTTTTTACCAAATATAATAAATTCATTTGCTTTAGCTGATAAAATTATTCTATCGGAATTTACAAATAATTGGTCACCTTTTAAATCAGATGATGACGGGTATTCAGTAAACGCTTTCTTTTGTTTTTTAATTGTTTCTAAAAATGGAACTTTTACTTTGTTAGATACCATATAAATGGATGTTCCATCTTTATTAATATCTTCATCTACTAATTCACCAATTTTTTTAGAATCCGACTCTGGATTTTGTTTAGTTCTTATATAGATGCCAGGCGAAGATGCTTTACCATCCTCTGTCAAAAAGAACTCACTAAAACGAATAGTGTTACCAACTCTACCCTGTAAAATAGTATCTCCTTCTCTTGGATTTAAAAACTTAATCTTTTCCTTTATTTCGTATTGGGTTTTTTCAGATTCAGTTTGAGTAGCAGGTTGGTTTGGTGTTCCTGTTTTTTTAGTTTCTTCATAAGAATTGCTACTAGCACCTTCACTACTACTCTTTACTTCTTTTTCTTTTGCAACTTCCGATGTTTTATAATCTTCTCTATAATTTGGATAATGAGTAATTGAATATGGTAACCAATAATAGTCTTTACCAATGTTTAATATCAAAACAGTCTCGCCTAATATGGGATATGTTATATTATTTTTATCAAATGGAAACGCATACGCTTCTCTTGAAATAGTAGATTCTCTTTTAAACTCTACCGCACCTAAAAAACGAATATCATTATCATCGAAATTAGAATTACTATTATATTTTTTTATAAAATCGTTTTCCTTATCTAATTTTTTATCCGATTTAAGATATACTTTGGTTACTGTTGCTAGAAATGTTTCCTGAACCATTTATATTTTTGTTTTTATTTCTTCTATTTCAATTTGTATATCGGTTAACTTTTCATCTGCTTTCTTTTCAAATTCGTTAACTGTATCTTCTAAATCCGTTAGTAGTTGTGCTTTTTCACTTTCACTTAACCACCCATCTTCACCAATACCCTTTGCTTCCGCTGTAGCTAATCTTTGTGCAATCGTTGCTAATTTAATTAAGTGGTCATCATTTTTAATAGATGAATCAATTAAATCTTTAATGATTGGAGCTATAACTGTAGCTTCACCAACATTCTTAATTAACTTACGAAGAGATTCAATCATTTCTGAAATATTCTTCTTTTTAGTTTGTTGGTTATCGTAAATATCTTTGAACAATGATGATAAATTTTTACCATCAAATAATTGAAATTCTGAACTCATTATTCTATACCTTTATTAATTAGTTTATTTACTGTTTCTTTATCCTCAGATGATAGTTGTTGAAAGAATTCATTAGGAATATTTTCCCAAGCTTTAGATTCTTCCATAATTGGTAAATTATTATCATCGGATGGCATTATTCCTAATTCACCTGCCCAACAATTAATAGATTCCAATTTAACTAATGTATTTTTCATAAACATTGTTTAGAATAAATATTCTTATATTATAAAGTTATATTCTTATATCCCCTTCATCCATAAATTGATTATACAATTCCATTTGTTTTTCTCTCATTTTATTAACCACTTTTGTAATATAATGAGTTGGATGCCCCGTCATTTCTCTGATTAGTAAGTAAAGGGATTTTTTATTAAAAGATTCTATGTACTCCGCTCTGCGAAATAATTCTAATACAGCATCTGCAATCTGAATATCTCTCTTCTTTTGGAAATAGTTTTCTAAATGCTCATCCCAATAAGCTAACATTCTCGTATTGAATGTACGATATTCATCATTTTGATTTTCTTCTTTCCAATTGTTTTCGGTATCAAATGATTCTGGCATAGCAGACATGATATCCGTATCTTTATATCGTTTGTAATTTGCGTTGTTTGTGAGAATCAAATAATTTCTTGCAACAATAGTAAAGTAAGAAAATGCTTTTCCTTTACCTGCTTTGTACATATGAATCTTCTCAATCATAAATGTAACAACTTCACTCATTACATCTTGTGGGTCATCATCAAAGTAGGTGAATTTCCATTTGTTATATACTATTTCTGCTAGTTTATCAAAGGCAGGTTTAATTCTATCTCTATACACTCTATCTTTGATGTACTGGTCATCAGTTGAATTATATTCTATGATAGCATCTTCTGTATCCTTTGTAAAGTATTGTTTGTTTCTGGGTTTTCTAGGCATTATTAGATTTCTTTGTAAGCTTCAATAATTTCTTTCATCTTATCAAAGATACTACCAACTTCATCATCTTTTTCAAACATTTGTTTTGAATCCAAATCTTTTAAATTTGATAATAGTTGAATATCTCTTTCTTCTTGTAGATTAATAAAATCTTCTAATTTTTCTAATTTATTTAGAAGATTCCATATTGTATATCCAGCAACTGCTAGGAATACAACTAAAATTATGATTATTAGTTCCATATTATACTATTTCGTATCCTTGTAAAAAATATTTATTTGCATGTTTGTATTTAATCTCTTCCAATTCACCGGAAGGAGATTTCATTACAATCTTATCGTTTCTACCATAATTACTTTTTTTAGTAACAGTTGTAGAATATACTCTATCTTTGATAGTAATACCATCTAAGTGGTCTATTTCATGCTGAACAATAACTGTCATCATTGTTTCTTTTGAAATTTGCTCATTTGCTCTATCACCATCTGGATTGATTTCAAATGTTAATTCACCCAAATTATCAGTTTGTACAACAACTTTAGTTGCACGGATAGTTCTAATAGGTTTAGTTAAAGTTGAAGGAATTGATAAACAACCTTCATAAAATAGAAATCCTTCTTGGCTTTTAGCTGTAATGATTGGATTTAATAAGAATAGTTCTTCTTCACCAAATTTAATATAACATGCTCTTTTTTTAATACCCAATTGTGGAGCGGATATTCCTAAACCTGGGTATAATACCATACCTTCTTCCAATTGAGTTCTTAATTCATCTGCTTCCTTTGTAGTTATCTCCGTTTTTAAAATTGGAGTTTTCAAATACTCTACAAATTCTTTTGTTTGTAATCCGTTCTTACCTTTGTCTACTATTAATTTCATTTTGTTTATTTTTTAATCCGTATTTTATAAATTTGTACCAAAACCTTTCATGTAGAAAGTATTGTATTGGCTTGTATACTAATTCTGCTACACCAAATGCAGCTCCTATTTTAATTGAACCACTTATCCACCACATCAATAAAAACCCTATAAGCGTACTTAAAATACGATATGAGATGGTTTTAGCTATATGTCGTTTAACTAATGGCACTTTCTCTTAGTTTTGTACCACTAATTTCAGCAATTTCAGCTGGTGGTTCGTGATAAATTACATCATATCCCACACCTCTACCATAGTTTACCGATTCAATATCGGGTATAATTGAAATAAACAATCTACCAGTAGATAGATAACCTCTTAGTTCATTAGTTAATTCATCTAAAACTTCTTTTGCTGTTTTAGGATTATTTTCATCTCTATTAACATCTCTGATGGCTATCCAAACATTTTTACCCTTATCAAATTGCTGGTCAATTAACCATTGATGCCCTTTGTGCCATGTTTGCCATCTTCCGATGAATAATGCGTATTTTTTCATATACTTTATTTTATAAAAGGCAATATTGCCAATTCTTTTGCTTTTGCTTCAACCATAATATCTACATCCAATCCGTATGTATCTGGTAAAGAATTAATATACAATGAATGAGCTTGTGGTTTTTCTTTTGGATTATTTTCGTGCAATGCTTTTGATTCTGAATAGTGAACTTCTTGCGTAATACCCTTTGGCCAAGTAGTTGCTGCTAATTTAAGTGCAGCTTCAATGTCAATCGTTTGCGTACGCTTGGTGAGAGTCTTTTGAAGTTTGTAATCAATCTATCCATCGCAGATTGTTTATCGCCGTAGACACCATTACAATGGATATTAATATTGTTGTATGGAGTTTTAGATAATCCCATAAGGTCAAATATCTTACCATGTAATTCTAAATCAGCAAAAGTTTTTTGAATAACTGATTCATTTGGAGATGGAAGTACATTGAAAGGACCTGGATGTGAATTGATACGCATATTCCAAAACTTAGCGTAATCACCTGCTTTCTTTAATTCGAATTTAAACTCCTCATAATCTTTTAATTGGGTAATATCAATATTATCACCCCAAGGGATTAAAGCAGATGATAAACGGAAGAAATTAATTCCATTTAATCGATTCCATTCTAATATTTTGATTAAATCTTTAGCATTTGCTAATGCCAACTCCGAAACATAATCCAAGCCTCTGGCATTGAATGTTTTCTTCACCATTGAACGATTTGTGGTAACTTTCTTACCCATCGTCATATTAATACATGCATATCCTATATTCATAGTACAAATATAAGAAATTTATTTTAGAATACCAAACTTTTTAGTAAGTTTTTGTATTTTCTTCTTCGTTTAAGATTTTAGAGTACTCTTTTTCAGTACCTTTTTTAGTGTTAATCCAATATTGTACTGCTTTTGGATTATTTATCCATAGATTCTTTTTAGCCCAAGGAAAATCTGGGTGCATATATTCCTCCCATTGTAAATTGGGTGTATTTTCTTCTATTGTAGGAGTTTCTTTCTTAATTGGTAAATTTTTTCCACTATCTTCAGTATTTTGTGAAATATTTTCCACTATATCTTCTTTAGTATCACCATATACCTCATACAACCCCAATTTTTGGTCATTTTCCATCATTTCAGTTAAAATTCTTTTTCTTTTATCTGATTGGGATTCAATTAATCCGTTAAATGCGATAATTAGAGCAACTGCTAGTGGGTCAAACACTATTACAATCAAAAATATGAAGAATTTTACTACATTTTTCAATTCTATACCAAATGCTTCAGCAACAAATCGAAATCCGCCTACTTCTTTCTCCAAATCTAAGTTTGCAATCTTAATTTCGTTGATTTTTTCGGTTTCCTGAGCATTTTGTTCTTGTAATTTTGAAATTTTATCGTTAATTTTCGAAATTTCTCTATCTCTATTATCAATTGAACGAATAAGACGGGAATTTACCTTACCACCATCCAATATTTTACCTTGATTTGTGTTAAATTCAGTAATTTGAGTGGAAAGTTGAGTAATTTGAGTTGTATTTTGGTCAATTTTTGTTTGGTGAACCATAATTTCTCTATCAACTTGTTGTAATTGTAGAGATTGTGCTTGAAAAGCGTTAGAAAGATATCCAAAAATACCGGCAGAAGTGATTAACATTAATACACCTACCGAAATTGTTAGATACCATTTGTTAAATCCACCAATATCATCCCATTTTTGCTTTAGATAAGTTGCTGCTACTAATTTAGCCAATTCTAAAGCGCTAGCCATCACCATAACTGATATAGATGCTCCTGCAAAAAGAACACCTAAACCGGTTACGGAGAAATAAGCTGCACATCCTGCTATAATAATAGCAGATAATCCTACTAATACTTTTAGCCAATTCATTTTATTGCCCTTCTCGTTCAATACTTACTAATTCAGAAAGTTTTTCTCTAACTTGCTTAGTTTGATTTATAACTGTTGAGAGTTCTTGACTTGTTAATCTCATTTGACCTGTCGAAGCGTTTTCGATAATTCTCAATTTTCCTTCAAGAACATCCAATAGTTCTTGCACTTTCTTTTTGTACATCATAGTAATAAATATTTATAAAATAAAAATGGGTAAGAACGAAATTGCCCTTACCCATTAAAGATACTAAAAATAACTCAAATTACCAAATAAAACTATTTAAATTTTATTTCTAATTTTTTTGGTTTCTGGTCTTCTTTTTTATCAACAACGATGTGTAAAAGACCATTTTTGATTTCTGCTTTCGCAGTTAATCCATCAAATTCATCGGTGATTTTGATTTCTTCATTAATATCAGCTGTAAACTGACCTATAACTGATTTATCTTCTTTGTTTTTAACTGCTTTGATAATGATTCTATCAGCAGTTAATTGAACTTCTACATCTTTAGGATTATGTCCTATTACGGAAAAGGCCAATTCCAACTTATCATCCTTTAATTCCACCGCACATTTGCTTGGAGAATATTGAGTTGGTTTACTAATAGTGCTTGTACCTGTCCATTTTGGAAGAGGTTCATTGAAGAAAGTTTCTAACAATTTGTTGTAATCGATAATGTACATATTTGTTTTGTTTTGGTTTATAAATAAATTCAGATAGTACATTTCAATTACTATACCAATCCAAATTTACTGACTTATTTTCATATTATTTTGTACTAATATGACTTTTTGTCTTAAATACCAGCCTTATATTGTCCGGATTCCTGTCTACAACTCATATGGTCTGCCCAATGTAAAATGTAAGGCAATTCCGTCTTTAATGAAAAATCTTCTGAATAAGACATTAAGTACTTTTTATTTGGTTCGTTGTATAAACCATCTGCTAGCATAATACCTAACATTTCTTTTTGAGTATATACAATACCATACTGATTAAGTAACCAAAGTGCCCTATGAGTTACATCCATATACTGCAATGCAGGATTATGAGTAAAATATTCCTTCTTCTTATCTTGCGCCCACTTATCATTTTGTGGTAGATAATATGGTTGATTAGGGTCACCCAACTTACCTAAATCGTGATGAAATGCTGCAAAGAATAACTCTTCATCAGTAAAGTCAACTTTAACTCCACCTTCTTCGTAAATCTTTTTCATCTTATAAGCATTTCTAGCTACATTCATAACATGGTCAATATAACCACCAATGTAAGCTGAATGGAAATGTAACTTACCACTAGCAGGTGCAACAACTAATTCCCTTCCCAATTCTTCTTCTGAATACATATGGAGTAATTTCTCCAATCTGTCACCTGTAAATACCTTCTTTAGAGCAGCTGTAAAATCTTCGTAACTCTTTAGTAGTTCTTTTTCTGTCTTTTGTTTCATTTCTGTCTGCTTTTAAGTTTTAATAATAAAGTACTCCAAATATACGAAAAATTTTTCACAATTCCAAATTTTTATGAATATATTTCTCGTTTTGTTAATAACTTATATAAAATTTC